TGGCAAGTTTTGTCCGTCCATCTTTGTCAATTCGCTGCTCAAGTTCGGGACATGTGGCACGAGTGTATCCTATACCTTGGCAAGATGGGCATTCACTGGGCTTGGCCTTCGTCAAACGCTTCATCGTCTTCGTCTCCCTCCATGTTCTCTAGTAACCAATTGTCATAGGTATCTGGCGCTAATTCCACGTCGTCGAGCAAAGGAGGCTCTGCGAGCACTTCATACTCAGCTAATTCTTCGAGTAGCCCATCCATAAGCTTAGCGGCTTCATCGACTGTTACTGGATCACTCCTGCGCCAGCGATTGAGAAAATCTTCTGCATCGAGAAAAGTCTTAGAAGGCATAATGTAGGCCCACCTTTTATGTAAAGTCCTATGTCACTTTCCGATGTGATCGGCTTTCCACTTCCTCAACTCTATTAGCTCCTGCTTCATTTCCTCTGCCAGCTTGGCTTCGATGTCACCCGCAGCAGAAGCAGCCAAGCTATGCCCTGCTACGAAAGCAATTCCCATCAGTATCAAGATTCCAAATAAAGTTAACATATCAGATAGCATCATCAATGTATCAGTCATGCTCACCAAACCCGTTCTCCGAAGCTCCGCGCTCAGCACGCAGAACGCTCGTGAGGCTCTGTTGGTACATGTACAGCCGCTCCCTGACTTCATCAGGGCACTCGCCTATCGACACCCCACAATCAATTAGCGCCTGCCGCAAGAGAATGTCGAGCTGCTGTGCGCCACAGGTACACGGGCCGTGCCGCTTGCCCTCACGAGGATAACGGCAATCCGCACCGTGGACGGCCTCGGGGCGACACACGCGCTTGTTCCGCAGCAGAACCAGTAGGCGCTCAACGTCCGATTCGCCTCTGCCGGTTCTGCTCACGAACGCTGCTCCGCTTTCGTCTCGTCCGGTGGTGCGGCTTCGAGAACTCGTTTAGCCATGCGCCTATGGAAAGAACAAATTTCACACTGTCCGACGCTTTCCAGCGCCGCGCGCAGCCGCTCCTCGCGCTCGGCAGCATCGTCCACGAAGTTCTTGTAGCCTTGCATCAGGTCGTCGCGGCTCTTGGTCAGCCGCTCGATCTCGTCGGCGGCCTGCTCGATGTCATCCTCCATCGAATGGCTCATGTTCTGGCCGACTTCGCGAGCGATATGGCGCAGCTCCTGAAGATCGACCCGCTGATTTGAGGGTTTGTCGTGCGCGTTCATGTGTGCCGAACCTCAATTCCATTCCGCATACATGTATGTTGCGCGAAACTGATCGTTTCTACTGTTAAGTAGCCATTTCCGCGCCATAAAAAATTTTGCGAACCACGTCAGGAGTTTCATCTTTGATGTCCTTGTCCAGAATGATGATTTTGCACGAATCGAAAGCCTGTCCCCATTTCCGCGCAATCGAGAATGCCTGCCCTGTGGCATCGGCATCGAGCGCGATCAGAATGCGGCTAGTGCATCGCTGTAGCTCGGCGACCTTTTCTTGATTTACTCCTGTGCCAAGAATAGCGACTGCTGACAAGCAAGTATCCCATGCAACGCGGATCGCACTGATTTGATCTTCGACTAGCACAACAGGACCATCGCCCATGTTATGCCAATCTTGCACAGGCTCCTCGTTGTCCATGAACGTGAGCGATTTTACTTCTGTGCCTTGGGATGGGATCGGAGCGCCGTCCCACGGCCTTCGACTCACCCAGCCGCGCCTCGTACCTTCAGGGCCGATGATCGGTAAAAAGTATCGACCACCTGACTTGCGGATATGCTCAAATGCTTCCTTTGGTGCATGGAATCGTCGGCTGAACCAATTCAGGTCAGTATCATCGACGAGTTGCATATCCCCCGTATACGGACGGGCACGGCTGGGACGGACTTCGAGTGCGCCCCTTCCGGGGCGCTGATTATCGTAGCGAAAGCCACAGCTTGCTCTGTGGCATATCGCCGCTATATGCGGCGGATCGACCAGCATCGACATCGCATCATCCGGGGATCGACACTCCGGGCACCTAAGCCCGGTGTGCTGTCCCGGACCTATCCGCGCTGCTAGGTCCGCCAATTCGATTTCATTCCGCATTTTGGGATCACCTTTGTATATTGCATATGAATATTCATATGCATATGAATATGCGCCCCTGCCGGGGCGCTTTTCATTTGCAATATCCTATTGTTGCTGGAATCGAGAGGATTTTATGTTGAATCGCGCACGTAGTGCGTATGCCACACGTAATCGAATGCCTCGATTTCATCTGCAACGTCGTCAATCTGGATGGCTTCGATGGCAGATTGTGCTTCATCATCTGTGAAAACTGGTACACCACGATGGTCTCCGGTTATCCCCACCGATGCAGTTCGCCACGCCGCTTTGAGTTGTGCCCGTGCAATCGGCTTACTAAGATAAGTCCGAAGATTACCACGGCTAGGATCAAAGCTACCAATCGAAACAAGTGCAGCCAAAATGCCTTCCTGTGCCAAATCTTCATAGTCCTCCTCGTCCAGACGTGTAGGTAACCTACCGTCCCGTCGTAATGCCGCCAGCACGGCAACTGATAGCTTATGTAGTAATGCTGGGTCAACATCAGTCATTAGGATTCTCCTTTCAAATTCAATCGAGGGCACTCCATGAGTATGCCGCTAGTCGCAAACAGCGTAACGCCGCGATCTTTAAGTCTACAACACTAACGCGATAATAATTGCGCTAGCTTTCGGTCCATAGTTTATAAGCTAGGAACCTATTGTATGCAGACCGTCGTTTTACTGCTCGGCACACTCAGGGAATGCCCTCTGTTGAATCACCTGAAGAACCATGCAATCAGCCAAAAGTAAGCACAGGCAATGATAGCGGTGATTACCCAGCCTAACGCATGATACACAGGCTCAGTGTCAAGGCATTTGAACATCACTTTTCACTCACTCTGGGAAGATAGATCACCTTGCCATCAACAGCGCGCACAATCCTATGCGCTCCGGCCCTTTCCGCGAGCCACCGTTGTACTTCTGAGGCGTTATCAACCTCAAGCTCTGCGAGGCATTCACGGCAATCTTCCCAATTGTCGTTTCCATGCTCGCAAACCGACGTAGAAGGCTTAGGAGCGGGTTTCTCTTCAGGGTGCTCCCCAACCTCCAATGTAGGCCCGGACGGCATGGCGGGCTTTTCCGGGGCTTTGGCGGCCTCTCTCGTGGCCTGTTCCCGGTAGTACCGCTCTAGCCGATCCTCGGGGCACCAGCAAGGTAAGAACCCTTGCGGAGGGTCTTTCTTAAAGCGCAGGCACAACGGGCATTTCCTTGTGTCATTCTCCGTTGTCGGTCTCGAAGTCTCATCAATCCGCTGTTGCTGCACTTGCCTCTCAGCATCGCGTTGCTTATAGACTTCTCTCATGTCAATAAGTTCGCCTTTCTCTACCTTAAGTTTCTGGAATGTCATCCCTTCCCAGAAACCGTAAGAGTTATGCTGATAGCTCCAGATTATTGACGTGCCATAAGGGCCGCCGTAATCACTGGCGCGTGTGCTCGTCGGAAGGTAGCTCTGCCCACCAGTCGGGAATATACCCGTAGAGCGATTGTAGTAGCCGCCCGTCGTATACCTTTGACTCGCCGGGCGCATGCGAGTAGGAACAAAATGAAAGCCTGTCTTCATGGAGCTTGGCAGACTGTACTGGTTGCTATACCAAATTCCGTCAATCGTAATGCCCTCGTCGGCGTTCAGAGTGACGAACTTTCCGCCCTCATACATGACAATGCCCTTGTTAGAGCGTCCCATATCGGAGCAGATTTTGTTCCAATACTCCAAGTCATCGTTTGTGCTTGGCGCGTCAATGAGTTTGTTTACATAAAGCAGCGTATCGGATGCATCCTCGTCTGCATCCTTTGCCGTGCTTCCGATGACGCCATTATGCATCATCCAAGCTTCCACGTTCGGTAGCTTGAATGGATGACACAAGGCCAAGCCTCTCGCGCCATGCGTTGCAAAGCGCCAATGAACAGCATGGGACAAGCCTTCCTTGGCAAGCCCCGCGATGTACACGCGGGCACGCTTCAATTGCTTGTTTCCGTAGAACTTCTCGACGCCTTGCGCGGACATGACGCCAATGCCATCAGGGTTCACCCGATTTGCATTGTCAATCACTTCGCGTGTCAGGCTTTTGCCTTTCGGCACGTAAGCGATAAGACACATATCAGATGTCTCCTTCGGTTGGTTCACATAACACATGTCCGGGGATATCTCCCCAATCACGTCCTAACGCTCGCGCCTTTTGCGCTGCACGAGCGAATGCCTTCGTCGGCTGATATTCTTCCTTGATAAACTTCACAAGATGCGGATACAGTCCTTTGTTATCGTATATCCATTCAACCATAGCGGCAGGATCGTGCATCTTCTGGATGCTCTGCTCAAGTGCATAGATGCACAAGGCTTCGGCAAACTCCAGATTTTTCATCACGCGCTCATACCGCAGATTGCCACGGAATATACGCAACTCGGCCGTTCCTTTGTTCTTAGACGTACTCAGCGCGCCATGTGCCTCGTCACGAATAAGCTTGCCGCCATCGGCAACTTTCTTCACGTAACGATGGCAATACTGCGCTTCACTGCGCTGCGCAATGGTAACGATTAGCTGCTGCATTTCTGGAGCATTGACTGCTACCAACATCTTGCCAAGCTGCAAGCTTGACAATGCACGGCGATTGATATGGATATGCATTCCACACTGGCGCGTATTCTGTCCTGACTGCGCTACTTTACGTAACTCACCAAGGATCGCTGTCCATTGAACATACTTATCCGATTTGTGATCGGCAAGCGTGTATGGCAACGTAATCATTTCCACGCCATTGCTTCCTAAGCTGCTATCCGCACACAGAATGTACGGACGCCCAGCTACCCATTTGCCGCCTAAAGCAGCAACTACGTGTCCAAGGTTATGCTTAGGATTCGATTGCATTTCCAACTCTACGCCAAAGCAAAGCGAGTCCTTTTTAGTCACAGCCGGAAAGCCGTGCATCTTTATCACGTTAGTTCCGTAGGAAAAGACTGGTGTACTTGACGCATGCCGCGACAGCACAAGCTGCTGATACGTGGCGTCTGCATTGTACAGAACTGCATCGGCCTCAGCCTCAGTCATGAACCAATATTCAGGTCCTTGGAACCAATGCCGTTGCGCATACATCGCTGAAGCATACACGCGCTGTCCATTACGCATTGCCCACACAGAATCATTGTGCCGGATATATCCGCCATCTGTCTCTGTCGCATTGATGAAGTATTCGTCAATGCAGCTACGGCATACCCTACCGTTGCGTACTGTATCTCGCATAGCAGTCGCCGCTACGCTTTCTCCGCAGCTTGGGCACTCTACGCGAGCAGGCATTGCGTCGTGCTTAGCCTTGAGTTTGGCAAAGCAAGCCATGCACAGATGTCCTTTCGGGTGTCCTACCGTGCCGGCAAATGCCATGAATGGCGTATTTGCTGGGATAGTTCTGTTCGGTGCCGCATAAGTTTGACAACGATACCCTGCACATCCATGTTGACGGCTGAGCGGATTCTCCCACTGCGCTTGCAAATAATTTCCAGGCTGAAAATTATTGTCTCGCTTGGTGATGATGTTATCTGGCGCATCATCATAGTTGGCATCCTCGGCATCAGCCGAGAATAGCTCCGGGGCAATCTCTTGCAAATTCGGAGCGCCGAAATAGCTATGCGCGCAGTCGAGGCACAGGACATATGCTGGTGTTGCCCAGCATGCCCTATGCTGCGGAGTGCGGCAGCTTCCGCACTCTCCACCGTTGACAAACGGTATGACAAAGAACCGCATGTTAGTAGCTTGCGCGTCTTGCACGCGGAGACGCTGGGGAGGGCTTTGCCAGTGTCGCCCCTCTTGGCGTCGTTCAGGTTCCCATACACAAGGCATTGTCTGCCCTCCTTTTGCAATTATTCAAAATACGGCACTCGTGAACTGAATGCCGTAGGCTTGAATAAGCGCTTGTTAGGTAGGACCAGCTACCGTGCTTATACGGCTACGGCAGCCTTCCCGTTGATGATGTTTCCGTCCTTGTCGAACACGTTGCCCGAGCCCCCGTTCAGGGCATTGATCTTGTTCAAGGCAGCGCCTCGACTGGTGTGACGGGACAGCACGACAAAGCGGCTATCCTCGCCATCGAACATCCAGTAGCCCACGACTGTCGAAGTCGGTGACTCGCCGCGATAGACGATGGCACTCGTGGTCACTCCGCCCTCTTTCGACAGTGCAGTGACCTTGGCATTGGCTCCGGTCTTTCTCGACATTTGCTTTCTCTCCTGTGGCTATGCCACGTTACATGTCATTGAATGGATCAAATTCACACTCGAAAATGCGGCGTGAGCGCATGTCTGCTTCAAAGGCTTTGTAGTCTGCCTCGTCCGCAAATAACGCACCCTGTGCCGTGCCATACTCACACGCTTCGCAGACAATGAGCTGCTTGCGTTTAGTACAGGTGTCTCGGGAATGGACACGCATATCAGCATCCCAGCTACCAGAAGGCTTAGCGCGTCTCTCGAAAGGAATGACTTTGCCCACATTGGCCTACCTCGTTATCCACGCAAAAGCGTAGAGTATAGCCATTAGCAACATGATTGCTGCTATGGCGATTCTGAATGGGGGACTTATCGAATTGCCTACAGTCTTTCGACGGCAAGCTTCGCATTGCTTAGGGTGGTGCATGTGCTGCGCCTTCTCTGTGATATGCTTCTCGAATGAACATGCCGTGACAGTACCTTGCGGCTCTGACTGCGGCAGCCCGCTCATCAATGCTATTACGTTTGCGTGCGACGCGCATCCATTGCATCGCTCTGGCTCGCCAGCCTAGCGCTGACATTAACCTCGACCATCCGGGCAATCGGCACCATGCTGCGGACATGTATGTCGCACACGATGACGGCATGTCCAGAACCCCATCGCAAGTTGAATGGCATAGACTAACTCACGCCATTCAATAATGTCACGTAATCCATTTTTAATATCCATGGTCATATATCCCTGTAGCTGTGGCAGCGTCGGTCATTTCATATCGAGACCGAATCCTAATCTGTTGCGACTGTCGATTGTGCCTCTTAAGCTCATCGACAATATCATCCGGGTATGTGCTGCCATTGTGCCGCTTGAGATAGCGGGCACGCGCTTTGTCTTTCGACGTTGAGCGTTTGTTAGCCATCGACATTACTCCGTGTTGCGCTGTTCGCCTTGCGAACTAGCTGAAGGCATCGACATCGACAATTATCGACATCGACTAATAGGCCCGCAGCCCTGTCTGGTTCAGTTTCCATCCCCAGACAAGGCCACTTCCTGCGAGATTGCATGACTTATAGGCGATGTTTCACTGTCGCTCATGCATGGGGTAGTCGCAGGCTGCAAAGGCGCTGTTTGCTTGTGCAAACTAGCTGATAATTGTAGGCATGCATGCTTGGTGGCATGCTAAGCGGCAAGCCTGTGCCGAAATCCATCACAAGCGCTGTTCGCTTTGCGAACTAGCGGAGCGAAAAACCATCGGCATGAAAGCCGACAACTATACGCTGTGGAACTGCGACAATGAACATTGGCACATGCATACGCTGTGCTAATGCCACGTCACTGATTGATAGCCTGTCTGCCGTCTCAATCGTGGCAGGGTACAAGCCGGGATGCGTATGCCACAAGGCAGCAAGTGTAGCGCCGACAGGCAACGCGACTCGATAATCAATCTCGTACGTTTGCCTCTGAGTCACAGGCAATGTGTAGCAAAACTTACCGTCCTTGGAGTAGATAGCGCCACCAACCTCGTACTGTTCAGTCATCGACAAGGCTGCGCGCGCTGCTGCCATCATGGCAGGACGCATGGCATTAAAGCATGCTGCTGCGTCAATCGGTCCAGATACAGGTAACACAGACATGACACATACTCCGCTAGTCAACGAATAGGGGCAGGGTACGGGGCGCGCCATTGTGGCAGCATGCCCCGGCCCTGCGATTTAGCCTTGCTGACCAAAGGGCCACCAGTCAGGCTTGTCTACTGCTAGCAAGCGCCGTTGCTGTGTGTGACCTAATGCGCTGGCAAGCAAGGCATTGCGAAACCATGAACGGGCCGACGGCAACGGCAACGCAATTTGACTTATGCGCTGCCAATTGCCGTTAGCCTGTCTCTCGTGTAGGGCAAAGTACAGTAAGCCGTTAGCTCTCATCGTAAATACCCCAATACATGCAAAGTCAAAAGCAGTGCAAGGGTATATATAAACACAAACTTAAACATAGGCATTACTCCTCACTGCCCGCCCATCCTCGATTGATGACTGCGACCTGTAAACCGCTCTCATCCCAGCCGCAGGCTATTGGCCCTGCTAGCACGAATGAGTCGCCGTTCAGGCTTACATAGTCCTTAACCTTCTCCCGCTCGTCATCCATGCCATAGAGCATGATGTTAAGCAGGTCAATCGCACTAGCTAACTCAAGCATGATGCACTCCCATCAATGCGCGTATTGCGCGGAACCATTACGCTAGTTCGCGGAGCGAACAGCGCCTGCGAAACACCGCGCCAAACCGCATACGAGCGCGCTGGAGCGGCGATCCGCCGAAACCCGCTAGCACCGTACCGGCCCGCATTGCACCGCATGGGCGCGTTTTTACGCGGTTTTTCACATAATTTCCGTTGCGTTCCAGCAACATACAGGAAAGGGCGCGGAGCGCTGTTGCGCAACACCCCACGCCCTTTCGCTTTACGCTGCTTTGGCCTGAGCCGCTATAGGGCCTTTGATGGCCAACTTGCTGCGGTTATCCGTCACAAACTGCCGAATGGTTGTGCCCATGTCCAGCACCTTGAGCCACTGCTCACCGTACAGAGTCACGGGGAAGCGCCCCATTCCGTACAGGCTCACAGCGCCCTTGGTGGACACCTTCAGGCTGATCTTACGCTCGGTCTGCTGCTTGAGCGCATCACGCTCCGCAGTAAGCGCCTGAATCTGCTTGAGAAGATCGGCATTGCTGACGTTCTGGTTTGACATAAAGTTCACCTTGGAAGTAGTTGAATATGCAGCAAATGCGCTGCGGCATGACTGTTACAGGTTTGTAACAATGCCATGCCGAAACACACTAGCCGCTAGTGATACCTGCTTGTCCTATGCACCGACTTTAACGGTAGGCTCATCAGGCTGCGTTCCCAGTGATCCGCGTCTTGTCACTACGAGTGAGGCCGGTTGCCTCTCACCCTCTCGGGTCGTCAGTAGCGCCCCATTGCGCTGCCGCTCCCGGCGATGTGCTACTCACATCCCAATTGATCTAGTGCGCACAGTATGGCACAGCGGGAGCGCGGATGTGGCCGATTTAACATTAATGTGGATTTTATTTTATTTTGTGACGCAGTTCACAGTTTCCGCACAAAGTACTTGACAGCATGTGCTCACTCACAAGTCGGAGTGAATGTCAAGGTAAAGTTTACTTGACATCAGGCCGCTTATGTGCCACACCCCACACACCCCATGTAACGGCGTTGCCGCTCATCCCCATTGTCAAGCAATATTATTGCGTATTTTGATCTGTTTGCGCAACATCGTTGCTCGTATCGAACGAAGAACGCAACAAAGTTGCTTGACATTCCAGTCCATATGTGCTATGGCGAGGCAGGGTGCCCCTGTGTAGTCGCGATGGGGGGCGCGAGCGAAGCGACCCACATCCGTACCAAAAAATAAAAAATAACAGGCGCAAGAACAGACCCCTGTAAAAACAATCTGCTGGCGGATAACACGAAGCAAAAATGAAAAATATTTGAAAATAAGTGGGTTTTTTAACATAATTTTTATTTGCCTTCAGCAACAATGTATATTGAAATAGATATGCAATATGATATTGGCTCCTGCGGAGCCCAAAGCGGAGCAGGAGCAAATGACAATAACAATATGTTCCCGCGAAGCGGGAACAATATATAATAATATCAATATGATATACAATAGACGATGTGCGATGCTCCGTTCTGGACTCCGCATCGCCGCATAGCAGATGACCCGCCCCCTTTGGGGGGCGCATCCTACTGGTGGATAGCATCTGCGCTCGCATCTCACCCTGCTCGCGACAAGCACATAGGATAAGACCGATGACTGATTCGGCTCATAGCTCCCATACCCGGAGTGGTACTGGTCTTAAGGCCCAGACCCCGGATGCTCTGAACGATATCCCCGTGTCTCTGGACCCGAATATTTCCGGGACTGCCCCTACCGAGGATACGTACACTTGGCAGGCGGGAAAGATGTCCGCTTGGGCCGAGAACGATGATTACCGGCATTTCTTCGAGGCTAATAACGTAGCCGAGAGCCGGACTACCCATCAGTATGATACCGTCCATGACGGGGACTATGACGACAATGGAGGGCATCCTACGGGCATTGGGCATGTCCGGGGTATTCATGGGCCTGTAGAGTCTGGGACTGGGGAGCCGACCCTTCCTAGCGGGCATAGCCCATTTGCCATCAGCCCGGTTATCCGTGGGAGATTGTAATGCGCCGAAACGAAGTTTCTAGCTTGGTTACGGAGTAACCTATGCCACTGGAGTCGGGATCATCCCAGAAGGTTATCTCGCACAACATCTCTGAGTTGACCCATCATGGGTCTAGGCCACGGAGCCATGAGCAGATCGTGGCTATCGCTCTCAGCAACGCACGCAAGACGGGACATATGAGCCATCAGCAGAACGATACGCTCCATGAGCACGCCCACAAGGTCGATGACCATGGACACAAGGGGTCACATCAGCATGACCATGTGATTTTGCATAATGCACATCCTCATGCACATCCTACCCATCCGCACATCAACCGCAGTGATGGGGATGTTAACCCGAATGCCAAGGATCATATGGCCATCCCCCATGCTGGTGGGACAGAGCATGTGATCCGTGGATCAGTCCCCCATCATACATACAAGCACTTTGTCCATGACCGTAGGGACAAAGGGCCGGAACATCATCCCCCGCAGGGATTGATGAATCATCAGTCTGCATCAGCAGACAACTCTGGAAACCTATAGGAGAGATAGACATGGAACTCATTGGACTTTTCGCTCAGATTTTTGCTTATTTCCTCCCTTATGTCGCTTGCGCGGCGGGTGGGGCCTTTCTTGAATACAAGTTCGGCAATAAGGTCTCTGCGGCGGTTAAAGCCGATGTAGCGGCTCTGAAGGCCGATGTTACTGCCCTTAAGGCAAAGGTGCCCTAATGTCTTCTCCGTATCGTCCTGAGCAGCCGTCTCCTATGACTGGCTCCTCGGTAGCCCACGGGCTTGCTGGGGGCGTTATGCTACCCAAGGCCATTGCTGGGATGGATTCCCATTTCCAGACACCCAAGCTCGGGCATCCTATGTTCAACAAGTCCAGCTTTCCAGCCCCTACCCATAGCTATGCTGGGGGTATGCAGGGGCAGCACGTGATTCACTCGCCGCGCGTCTAAACTGTTAAATACATTTAACTTCATAGGAGAGGACATGAAGCTTCCATTAGATCAAGTATTGGTCAATATTGACGATTCCCCGGCTAAGGACGAAGGCGGGAATGAAATTACTCTGCGTTCCGCACTGATCCGCTCAGTGCTGGCAGAGGTAGATGGGGACATGCAGCCCGTTAAGGGCGAGGATAAGATCAAGCGGTACAGCTTGTACCGTACCATCAAGAAGGCTACTCCAGAGACGGAGTTTGAGCCGGAAGATGTGGTTCTTCTCCGCAAGGCATGTCTGGTTTTCGCTCCCCTGTCCGCTGGGCAGATACGCGAATTGCTTTCTTAACATCCGGCTACGGGTTCCAGTAGCGAGTCGCGTTCTCTCTTAGAGCGCATAACAAAAAGGTAAAATAACATGGGTATTGGCACTCTCGTTGGCGCACAGGTTCAGGACACGACTACGACTACTGGCACGGGGGCTATTACCCTTGCCGGGTCGGTTCCGTCCGGTGCTCCGGCTGGCTCTACGACTTTTGCTCAGCAGTTCGGTAGCTCGGCGCAGACGGCTCCGGGCAATACGTTCTACGCCATCATCGACGGCTCTGGCAACATTGAAGTCGGCCTTGGCACTTTCAATGGCACGACCACGCTGACCCGCGATTACGTTCTCGGCAGCTATACTGGTGGGCAGATTTCGGTTGCCAACCAGACGCCGGATGGCACGCACGTTAACTTCGCGGCAGGCACCAAGAACGTCTATAGCAACGCGGCTTTGTTTGCTGCTTCTGTGGCGTGCTGGGCGCGTATCCCGGATGATAATGCGGCTAACATCTTCAACGCCACGATGTCCGGTACGTTTACGATCACCGTGACTCAGGGCGCTGTTAATACTCAAGGCACTTGCCGTTATAAGATCACGAATGAGGGATTGTGCATTCTGACGTTCCCCGCAGCTATTACGGCTAACGGGTCGGCAACGACTTGTACCTTGAGTGGCATCCCGGCGTTCTTGACCAGCGTTGGTGTGTCGCAGATCAGTTCTCTGAATGCGGTTACAGTGAACGGGGCCACTATCATTGGCGCTCTCCAGATCGTTGCCGGCGCTTCGCCGACTACGAATGGTACGGCAAACCTGTTGAGTGGTACGACTCTGACGACTACAACTACTACTGGTACGGCTAGTGGCGTCAACGCAGGTTCGACCTTCGCTTTTCCGCTGTTCTAAACATGAGCGATACCAAGAAAACTGGTACGTTCCACGGCAAGAGCAACGCTCTGGGTCATGGGGGGCGCGCAGCGCAACTCAAGGCTCAGGGCGTGCCCGGTGGTGTGATTGGGGCTATTGCCAGACGTAAACATGCTGCGCCGGGGCAGGAACACTATCACGGCGGACATCATAAAGGACACGGCTAATGGCTCTCGTATTTGCCCCCGGCAATTTCCAGCAGCAGAGGGAAGTTAACGGGGCTCCTACAGGCATCCCGCATGCTGGCAACTCTGCGGTAGGCAGCATCGGTACGACTAGTACCAATCTTGCTCTGCCGGTCGATGGTGCCAGCAAGCCGTACAATGCCGTGCTGATTACGGCTACGATCCCGGCTTGGGTGGCCTTCTGCTCGTCTGGCTCCGATACGGTGACGGCGGCCACTGCTCCGGCCTTCCTTGTGGCGGCCAGCGCGGCTCCGGTGCTACTGGCAGTTCCTCCGGGGGCTACCAACGTGGCGTTCATTGACATTGACGCCTCTAGCACAGGGAAGATTAGTTTCCTCGGAATCTACTAGTGGGCGATTCAATACAGACCGGGGGGCCGCCCTATCCTAACTTCAATTGGCCGTACCCTACGCCTCCGAGCACAGGGATACAGCTATTTGCAGTTGGATCGGATGCCCCGCATTGGACTGGACAGCACTCACTGAGTCAGATGGCATATGGAGCACCAAGTAAAGATGGAGGGGGAGTTGGGGCAAGTGGCGGAGGTAGCGCCAGCAGCGGTAGTTGATCGCTCGGTAGCTACTCGATGGAAAAAGGGGCAAAGCGGGAATCCTGCTGGACGCCCTCCGAGCATACGCGCCAAGATTGGTCTCAATCAGGCGCTCATGGAGAACTTCGTGCGGGGGCGTGTCCCCGCCAAGGATGTTCTCAAAGTAGTTCAACAGACCTTCCGGGATGCGCTCAGCGATAACCCGAAGGTGAGTACTCCTAATCGCAAGCTTGTGTTTGAGTTCTTTATTCAGAAGCCTCGCGATGTAGAAGTGGCAGACGATAAGAGCAACACTGTGGTAATTCGGATCGAGAACGCGACGTTCAAGGCAATGCAAGGCTCCGACGGAGCCGAAGCAACACATGCCTCCGATCCAGAAGTGATCGAAGGCGAAGTCATAGAGGTAAAAGAAAATGAGTAAAGGCTTTACTGACCGAGTACTGCCGCGTTCCAGCCCAGCGGCGATGGACCGTGGTTGTCAGGAAGCGCCTGACGCGGAGCAGCCGAAAGGCGGCAATCTGTCCGGGCACGATCCTGTGGTTGATTTGTATATGGTTCCAGATTTTCAGGGTATGAGTGGAGAGGGTAACAATCAGAGTACCCATCGTCCAAAGGGGTCTACTTAATGGCGCTTTTTGCAAGGCAATTCGAGGGCCTTTTTGACCTCGTAGAAGTCGTGCAGGCTTCCGCTACGGTCGCTTCAACGAACGCAGGCGCTAGCTCTGTTACGGGTTCGATTACACCGACTGGTTCTCAGGCGGCACTTGGCGATGTTGTGTTAGTTAGCTGTCCTGTCAATACGGCGGGTGCTGTTCTTGAGGCTAGCGTAACGGCGACTGGTACGTTCGTCATCGCTTGTATCAACCCGACTGGTGGCTCAACGTTCAATCCGGGCGCGCAGACGTACACGTTCTACGTGCTGCGTTCGACGTTCAAGGGTGCTAGCTAAGTCATGGGTACGTACTCTGATGAGAGCCCTGACGCTAGCATCGGGGAACGCATCGCTAACTCCATAAAAAAGACTGTGGCGGATGTGGCGCAACTTGCTGCGCCGCATTCCGTTACGGACATTAAGGCGAGGAACGATGCAGCCGAAGATGCCAACACTTCAAGCAATACTGGGCCAAGCGGCCAGAGCACAGACGCATATAACAAGTACTAGCCTCCCGGTGACAGATGGCAGAGAGGGTCTTCCGGGTAGCACTGCACGCAGCGCAGCAGGCTATCTACAATTCAAACAAGCGCTTCCGCGTGTGCGCGGCAGGACGGCGGTTTGGCAAGACAATGCTAGCTGCGTACCTGCTCGGCATCGAGGCGCTCAAAGAGGTCAATGAAAGGGGCTACAAGCTCACTCCTGAACATGGGGTGTACTATGTGGCCCCTACTTTCGATCAGGCCAAGCGAATCATGTGGAGACGCCTCCGCATCATTCTTGGCTTCGCCAAGCAGGGAGGTTTCATCCTTGGCGAGAATATCAACGATGGTTACTTCGAGCTAATCAACCATCGTCGTATCTACATCAAGGGCGCCGACAACGAAGATGCCCTACGAGGCGAAGGATATAGCTTCGTAGTACTTGACGAATACGCGGATATGAAGGCGAATGTCTGGAGTGAGATTATTCGTCCCGCGCTCATGGACGTTGAGGGCGGCGCTCTCTTTATCGGTACGCCGAAGGGCAAGAACCACTTCTACAAGCTGTTCATGGGAGCGCTTGAGCAGAAGAAAGGCTTCGAGGAATGGGAAGCCTTTCACTTCAAGTCCTATGACAACCCGTACCTGAAGGCACGCGAGATAGCTGCCATCACAGACGACCCGAACATGACTCGGGAAGTGTTACGGCAGGAGATTGAAGCGGATTTCGTCAGTGGCGGTGGACGCATTCTCAATCCCGCCAACTTCCCAATTATCCCGATCTGCCCAGAGTTAGGGGCGCTGTTCATCACTGCCGACCTAGCCGGATTCAAGAGCAGCAATCAAGGGAAGCGAGTCACGCGTACTGATGAGAGTGTTATCTGTGTGACATCAGTGATCGAGGACAATTGGGATGTACTCGACATGTTGCACGGGCATTGGGGGGTACGTGAAACAGCGCTCAACATTATCTCGACTGCTCGCTCATATCCGGGGTGCAGACTCGGGATCGAGCAGGGAGCACTGCTCAACGCAGTTGGACCGTACCTTGAAGAATATATGCGGACCTTCGGGCGGTACATCACTCCTGAACCTCTGCACCACAATAATCAACGCAAATACGACCGGATACTGTGGGCTCTACAGGGTCGCTCCCAGCGAGGCAAGATCAGTCTTGTCGAAGGGGACTGGAACAAGTGGCTACTCGACCAAGTGGCCGACTTCCCTGACCCACTAGCCCATGATGACGGTATTGACGCGCTGGCCTACGTAGACCAGCTTTCAACAGCCAACTTCGCAGATATGGACTCCGTTGAGGAAGCCGAATGGGTCGAAGCTGAGCTATACGTTCACTAAGGTTTATCCATGAGTGTAATGCCAACGCGCGGACAAAGCATCATCGTAGAGACTGCGGAGTCTCTGGATGCCGACCGGCGCAAGCTGACACAGCCTGCCTCGTCGCAGCTTTGTGGCTGGATAAGCTCGAAGGTAAATATTTGGGAAGATGTCCGGAACCGTGGCTACCAGCGTCTCTGGGGCGAGTACTGGAGAATGTGGCGCGGGAAGTGGAACGAGGCAGACATGAATCGTCTGTCTGAGCGCAGCAAACTGGTTGCTCCTGCGCTCGCCCAATCTATCGAACAGACCGTCAGCGAGATTGAGGAAGCTATCTTCTCTCGCAAAGAATGGTTTGATGTTGGCGACAAGCAGAAGCTTGCCGACCAACTACAGGCATTGATCCTCCGCGATCAACTTATTGATGACCTTGATGTGACGAATGTCAAAGATCAGTTAATGGAGGCCGTAACCAACGGCGCTCTATTCGGCACGATGATCGCCAAGGTCAATGTTTTCGTCGGGCACGAGCAGAAAGCTAAGAGAGACTCTGCAACATACGAACTCAAGTCCACGAATAAGAAACGAGTGCTCGTCTCTGTAGAGTCGATTCGGCCCGACGAGTTTGTACCTGATCCTGTCGGCAAGGATGTGCAGCAAATGCTCGGATGCGCACAGCGCATTCAGCGGACGCTGCATTATGTACATGAGCGGATTGAGCAGGGTATCTACCGCAAGGATTCCTTGACGCAGATATTCCCTACCCGCCGTCTCAAGAACTCAGACATAGATCAGGAAGACCCACAGTCAATCAATACGACTTACGAATCCGAACAGGTTGACATCATCGAGTACCACGGGAAGGTGCCCCTCCGATTCCTCACGATGATTGGCAAGGCAGAAAAGAAGACTGCCATAGATCGTGTGTTGGAAGCTAGTGGCGACAAAGAGGCCGTGCAGGAGGAGGAGAATGCTGACGGTCCTATGGTCGAAGCTATCGTCACTATCGCCAACAACGGAGTGCTGCTTCGCGCTATGGTTAACCCTTTCACGCTCCAAGACCGCTCGATTGTGGCTACTCAGTTTGAGAAGGTTCCCGGTAGATTTTGGGGACGCGGTGTTGCGGAGAAAGGATACAACCCGCAGAAGGCGCTCGATGCAGAGCTACGCGCGCGTATGGATGCTCTTGGCTATATTTCTGCTCCTATGCTCGGGGTCGATTCTGGGCGGCTTCCTCGTGGATTCAGATTTGAAGTTAAACCGGGCAAGGTATGGACAACGCAAGGGCCTCCGAAGGATGTTCTCCAGCCTGTTACGGTAGGGGATTACACCACGCTCACATTCCAGCAAACGCAGGAAATGGAGCGCATGGTGCAGATGGGTACTGGCAGCTTCGATACCGCCAGTGCATTGAAAGCACAGAGCCAGAGTGGTGCCAACGGCGCAAGCAGCAACTCGGCCCTAATGGGTGCTTTTGTAAAACGCTCGAAACGGTCTATTGCAAACATCAGCCGTAACTTCATCAAGCCAGTCTTGCAGAAGTGCCTCTGGCGATACATGCAGTATGACCCGATCCGTTACCCGACTGACTTTGACATTGATATTAAGACGACTATCGGCATCGTAGCTCGCGAAGTCGAGGCGATGCAGATGACGCAGCTAATGGGCATGCTGCCGCCTGAGTTCCATCAGGTGCAGTTGGTTCTGGCTAAGGGCGTCATTGAGAACACGTCGCTGTCTAACAAGGCAGAGATTCTCAAGGTCATTGACAGCATCATCAATCCGTCGCCGCAGCAACAGCAGATGGCACAGCAACAGCAGCAGATACAGCAGCAGTTGGCGCAGGCCCAGATGGCATTGGCACAGGCCGAAGCCACCAGAGCGCAAGCACAGGCCGATCTGGCTCACGCTCAGGCATTCAAGACGACGCACGAGGCACAGCAGGAGACGCTGGGCCATCAGGTAGACATCAGCCGGTTGCAGCTTGAGGGCCACGAACAAGGCATTCAGGCAGGCCAGCTTGGTATCAGTCGGTCGAAGCTAGACATTGATCGCGTCAAGGCGATGGCTTCGCTGATTAGTGCAAAGGCCGCGCAGACGAGTGCAGATGCGGCCATGCACAAGGCAAAGAATCCGCCGAAGCCAGCGGCTACGGCTTAACATAGGAGGAGAGGAACTATGGCAGGCATTGGACAACCGCCCGATCCGCAGGACTTTGAGCCGTTGGATATGGAGGAGCTTAAGATGCTCCCCGACGAGTTCAAAGACAAGTACATGCTCTTGGAGCGCCTCTATGGTGACAAGGCATGGGCATTGGTGAAGGCATGGGCTGAGCAGAGCGCTAACCAACAGGTACAGGCGATTCTACAAGCCCCTAATTGGGATCAAACTGTGTATGCGCGCGGTAAACGCGACGCATTCATGGAAATGCTCCACATGGAGCACGGAACGAACTTCCAGTTCCGTAACATCATTCGGGATGGGTTGGCGAAACAGGCTGCCGATGAGGAAGCCGCGCTGGCCCGCTCGGAAGAACTCAATGAGTGATAAACTCTTGATGTTCGATTGGCGATGCAAAACTTGCGGCGCTGAGTTTGAGGATTTGGCTAAATCTGATGTATTTCAGACGCCATGCCCCAAGTGCAGTCAAACCGCAAATCGCATCATAAGCTGCCCGAGGATCGACAAGACGGCTATGGCCCTCCAAGAGTGGGCTACCGAAACGTCTTTGAAGCACTTCGAGCGGATACATCAGCAACAGAAGGCAAAAGAGGAAAAGTCTTTCCGGGACCACGGTGATTATGGCAAGGCCCCCGGCTCAGATTGATCTTCTTCTTCAAACCTACTCACAATCCAGACATGGACGAGTATAGGAGAACCAAATGTCACTTAGTATCATCAGCGACGTTCAAGTACCCAACACAGATACACGCGCTCTAGCTGACGAGCTTCGAGCAGCGAGGGGAGCTACCCAGCCAAACCCTGCCCCGGCTTCGGCTTCGCCGACAGCCCCAGCCCCCACGGAACCGCGCAGATTCGCCGGCAAATCTCGTGAGGACATCATGGAAATGTATCTCCATCTGGAGAAACATGACGGGCGACTCGCCAACGAAAATGGTCAGATGCAGCGCGCTCTACAGGAGCTACTTGTCGATAAACGTGCTCGTGATCTGGCAGCGAATGGCGGAAAGACGGTGGATACCACTGTTAACCCCGCCGATCTGCTGCAACGTCCCACTGAGGCGCTAGACCCCTTTATCGAGGAGCGCGTCAACCGGGCTATCAGTCCCCTTCAGGAAAAGCTTACTCGTCTTGAGAGTTTGCTGGGACAGTCGGTGTTCAATACACATCATGCCGACGCGCAGGATGTGACGAGTTCACCGGAGTTCGCTGAATGGGTGCAGAAGACTCCGCTTCGTCGGAGTATTGCTGCAATGGCTGCTGGTGGCAACACGCAAGCCGCAGACGAATTGCTGACTGAGTTCAAGAAAACCCGCGAGGCTAATGCCCAGCGGACTACGGACGAGGAGCAGGCAAGGCTGAACGCGGCGTCTAAAGTGTCTCTTGAGGCGAGCCGGACGGGCAACGACGGCACGCCACAGAAGAAGGGGAAGGAATATACGCGGGCTCAGATGCTCGCGCTTATGCAGTCCTCCGCTTACCAGAACGACGATGCACTTCGTGAGGAAGTCTCACGGGCTTACATCGAAGGCAGAGTCAAGTAAGGCGATAAAGGTTGCCTAGCACAAACAAACAACTCGAAAGGTAATATCTCATGGCAACCGCACTTGTCCTGAGCAATGATATTGCAACGAGCCTCACGGGTGGACCCGGTTCTCCGAACGATGTCCATGCCGCAAACTTCGTACCCGCTCTGTGGTCCGACGAGGTAGTCGCAGTATACAAGAGCAATCTGGTGGCCGCAAACCTGATTCGCAAGCTCAACCATCGCGGCAAGAAGGGCGATACGATCCACATTCCGACTCCCGCTCGTGGCGTCGCTGTGAACAAGGTCGCTCAGTCTGTTGTGACCCTCCAGCCGTTCGTGGATGCTTCGGGCATCGGCGGCATCACAATCTCCATCAACAAGCACAAGGAATACTCGCGCTTGATTGAGGATATTGTGGACGTACAGGCGCTCCCCAGCCTTCGCCGGTTCTACACCGACGATGCAGGGTACGCCATTGCGAAGCGCGTTGATCGCGACATCTACTTCCAGTTGGCC